TATCTTCTATCAGCACAGTGAGGACTATCTGTCTGCACAGACTAATGGTAGCTGGTCTGGTATATGGATGCTGAATGAAGTAGATAACGGTAGCTTCGATGAGATGCCTGTATCAATCACTTACTTAAGGAAACAATATGGAGGATAGAGAAAAAATACTAACTGTAATTAGTTTAGGTGTAGGGGTTCAAAGCTCAGCTATGGCTTTAATGGCTGCTAAAGGTGATCTACCAATGCCTGACTGTGCTGTGTTTGCTGATACAGGAGCAGAACCTGATTCTATCTATTCTTATTTAGAGTTTTTAAAATCAGAGTTACCTTTTCCTATTTATGTAGTACAGAAAGGAAACTTAACAGAAGATACCTTAAACCCTAAAGTACGCTCTGCATCTGCTCCATTCTTTGTAAAAAATTCTGACGGTAGTAAAGGAATGTTAAGGAGGCAGTGTACTAACGAATATAAAATACAACCAGTAAGGAGAAAAGTTAGAGAGCTTTGTGGTGTTGAATTCGGTAAAAGATTTCCTAAAGGAAAATATGTTGAACAATGGATAGGAATATCTACTGACGAAATTCAAAGAATGAAACCGTCAAGAGATAAATACATTGAGAATAGACATCCTCTTATTGAATTAAACATCAGTAGAAATCAATGCTTACAGTGGTTTAAAGACAATAACTATCCATTACCTGAGAAGTCTGCTTGTTTCTTTTGTCCTTATAAGAGTGACGATCATTGGATTGACACTAGAGATAGATTTCCTAAAGAGTTTGAACAAGCAATAAACTTTGATAGGTCTTTACGAGTAAACGGAAATTCTAAAATAAAAGGTCAAACGTTCTTACATAGGTCTTGTACTCCACTAGATCAAGTAGAATTTAAGCCTAAATTAGCAGACAGTCAGATGGATCTTTTTGATAACGAATGTGAAGGGATGTGTGGATTATGAATGAAGTAAATAATATATTAGATGATAGAGCAGCAACATATGGTAAATACACAATGGTGAGTCATATCAGTCAATCACTTAAAAAGATAATTAGGGATTCCCCGAACTATAAGTTTATGCCTGTCTATATGAGAGAAAGTTTGGATATGATTGCAAATAAGTTAGCTAGGATTCTAAACGGTGATTACTATTATAAAGATAGTTATATTGACATCAATGGATACATAGCTCTGATATTATTAGAAATGGAGAATGAGGCTAAACCAGATGAACTTAACGATTGATGAGTTAAAAGAGAAGTTGATGCAGTTTGATGAAACTGTTATACTCGAACTGCTAGACTTGACTTCTGCTGATATCCTCAACAGATTTGAAGATGTAATTGAAGATAACTATGAACAACTAATAAAGGAAATAGAATGATGGACTTTTACCAGCAATATATTGCAAAGTCTCGATACTCTCGATTCTTAGACTCTGACAATCGTAGAGAGGATTGGTATGAAACTGTAGATAGATACATGGACTTTATGTCTAATCATCTACAAGCTAAACATGGCTACAAGATACCTGTGGAGACTGACTCAGAGCTTCGTGAGGCGATCAAGAACCTAGAGGTAGTACCATCTATGCGGTCTATAATGACTGCTGGTAAAGCGTTAGAGAGAGACAATACAGCAGGTTATAACTGTAGTTATCTTGCGGTAGATGATCCTAAAGCCTTCGATGAGGCAATGTACATTCTATTGTGTGGTACTGGTGTAGGCTTCAGCGTTGAGCAGAAGTATGTCAACAAGCTACCAGAAGTGCCAGAGAAGATGTTTGAGAGTGATACTACTGTTGTTGTGTCTGACAGCAAAGAGGGTTGGGCTAAGGCATTACGTCAGATCATTGCATTGTTATATTCTGGTGAGATACCTAAATGGAACCTTGATAAGATTAGACCAGCAGGTGCTAGGTTAAAGACATTCGGTGGTAGGGCTAGTGGTCCTGGTCCTCTACAAGAACTCTTTGAGTTTGTTGTCAGGAAGTTCAAGTGTGCAGCAGGTCGTAAGCTCAGTACACTAGAGTGTCACGACATTATGTGTAAAATTGCTGAAGTTGTGGTTGTAGGGGGTGTCAGAAGGTCTGCTATGATCTCTTTGTCTGATCTTGACGATGACAAAATGAGACATGCTAAGACTGGTCAGTGGTGGACAGATAATCCTCAGAGAGCATTGGCTAACAACTCTGCGGTTTATAACCAGAAGCCTGATGTTGGTCAGTACATGAATGAGTGGTCTAGTTTGTATCACAGTCACAGTGGTGAGCGTGGTATCTTCAATAGAGAGGCAGCAATCAAGCAAGCTAAGAGAAGTGGGAGGAGAGATGCTGACCAGGAGTTTGGTACTAATCCTTGTTCTGAAATTATACTCAGACCTAACCAATTCTGTAATCTTTCAGAGGTTGTTGTTCGAGAGGGAGACAGTATTTATGACCTCGAACGAAAGGTAAGGCTAGCCTCTATACTTGGTGTCTATCAGTCTACACTTACACACTTCCCATACCTTCGTAAGATATGGCAGCGTAACACCGAGGAAGAAAGATTGTTAGGTGTGTCACTGACTGGTATCTTAGATAATAAGATGTTAGGAGATAATAATGAGCAACTTAAGACTCTTTTGCAGAGACTCAAGATGGTATCAGTTGATGAGTGCATACAGCTTTCCACTGACCTTAATATCCCTTGTCCTACTGCCGTCACTTGTGTTAAGCCTAGTGGCACTGTTAGTCAGTTGGTTGATAGTGCTAGTGGTATTCATCCTAGACATTCTAAGTATTATATTAGAAGAGTTCGGGGTGACAAGAAAGATCCGCTTACTACGTTCATGGTTCAACAAGGTATTCCTGCAGAAGATTGTGTAATGAGACCTGAGTCTACTACTGTGTTCTCTTTCCCTAAGAAAGCACCAGAGGCTGCAACACTAAGAGATGATCTAACAGCTATTGAGCATTTAGACTTATGGATGACATACCAGAAGCATTGGTGTGAACACAAACCATCTGTCACTATCTCTGTCAAGGAAGATGAGTGGGTAGAAGTTGGTTCATGGGTATGGAAGAACTTTGATGATATCAGTGGTGTGTCCTTCTTACCGTATGATGGAGGCACATACAAACAAGCACCTTATGAGGAGTGTACTGAGGAACAGTATCTGGATCTCCTAAATAAGATGCCTGGTAATATCTTCTGGGATGAGTTAATAGAGGAAGATGATAACGTAGAAGGAGCGCAGCAGTTAGCTTGTGTAGCAGGAGTGTGTGAAATCTAATGGGGAGAAAACTATGCTCGAAACAGTACTTAGCTTCTTGGCTTTGTTTAATTGCTATCCATACGATGTAACAGTAACACCAAGTAACTCAACGTTCTATCTGGCTGGTGATATGGGTGTCGTGTATGTACGACCTGATATGATGAAGGATCATGTCTTAGTGCATGAACTCTATCACCATTGTCAGTGGCAGAAAGCAGGCAAGAAACCTGCTAAGACATGGGATGAGTGGAGACACAGAGAGGAGGAGGCAGCAAAGATAGAGGATATCTATCTTAACTTAAAGTAGTTATTTCTTACCGTTGATTAGGTCAAACAAGGCTCGTACTTTTTCTTCTAGTACGCTTAGCCTTGCGCTGACCTCTGCCTTCCAAGTAATACCTAAGAAGATTACGATCACAAGCCCTGAGAGGATCTCCCAGTAAGTCGTAATGAAGTTCTCCATTTAGAATTCACCTGTTCCCTCAAAACCACCTCTCATATTAGGATCTTGTCTTACTCTTACTGAAGACCTACTTCTTTCATTCATCATCTGAGAAAACCTGTTAGCCACTGAATCAGCAAACTCTTGTGATCTAGTACCTAGTTCATCTATCTTGTCTGGACCGCCAGCTAATGCTTTTCTTAAGTTACCAGAACCTAACTGTGCTCTAGCTAGAACTATCTTACGCTCTCTAGGTGACATATTTCTAAACTGGTCGCTATTCTGCATTAAGTACAAATAATTTCTTCTTGTGTACTCTGCAAACATTCTTTCTTGTAGATCAGGATTACTTAGGAACTCTTCTCTTGTTGGGTTCTTGATACCTAATGTCTGAGCAGCGTCTGACCTAGCTGCATCACCCATTTGATATTTACCTAAATGTTGTCCACGAATAGCTCTGTAATTACCGCCACTAGATTCTATATCAGCAATTCCTTGCTTGTAAGCCTCCCACTCACCACCAACAAATCCAATAGTACCCACTGCTCTGGCAATGTCTGGTTGGTCAATTATAGATGGTTGTGTTGCTTGAACAACCTCTATAGCAGGTGGTGATACTACTTCAGGTGGTAGTGCATCCACTGTTGCCTCCGGTGCTGGAAATCTATTTAGTAGTCTTTGAACCTCTAACTCGTTCTCTGCCTCTGTGTATCCTGCTTCAGCAGCTCCTCGCAGCGCTTCGTCTCTTTGCGTTTGTTGACGCATCATTTGAGCAGTTTCAGCAGCATTACGCATACGCTCTTGCTCCATAGCATCATAAGACTGTAACTCAGGAGTGTAAGATTTCATTGCCTCTTCTCGTTGAGCTTGCCTTTCTGCCATTCTCTGAGTTACTAAATCTTCAGCAGCAGGCATCCCAACTTGTCTGCTATCTATTCTCCCTTCTTTGATAAG